TGTCCATGTGGCTACTTGGAAAGGTTGAATAACAATGCTGACTCTACTCTCTACCGTTATCTCGTTCCTCGCCGGTGGCTTACCCAAGCTGCTCGACTTCTTTCAGGACAGGCAGGACAAGAAGCACGAGTTGCTACTGCTACAAGCTGCGAAAGAGCGCGAGCTTGAGATGGCAGAGCGTGGCTACATTGCTCAGGCCAAGATGGAAGAGATCAAGAACGAGGCGATCTTCGTACAGACAGCAGCATCACAGCAGGCCGCGTTGCTCAACCACGATATTGAGATAGGCCGAGGCGCCTCGACTTGGGTAGTTAACCTGCGCGCTTTGGTTCGCCCCTTGATTACTTACGGCATGTTCCTCCTGCTCTGCGCCGTAGACGGGTTCGGCTTCTACTATGCCATCGAGACCGGGGTAGCCTTCCAAGACGCAATGGCATTGCTGTGGGATGAAGAGACTCAGATTATCTGGAGTTCCATCGTGGCGTTCCACTTCGGTAGCCAAGCCTTCAAAAAATGAAAACGTCTGACGCTGCCGTTGGGCTGATGAAACATCATGAAGGGCTACGACTTAAGCCGTACCTCTGCCCTGCCCTGCTTTGGACGATTGGTTACGGCCACGTGCTGTACCCAGAACAGGCTAAACTGAAACTCGAAGAGCGCAAGGCGTACCCACTAAGACCCGAACATGACAAAATCTGGACCGACGGTGGCGTTGATGCGATTCTTAGGAGCGATCTTACTCGGTTTGAGACAGGTGTACTTAGACTGTGCCCTAGCGCTTTTAATAGCCAGTCACATTTCGATGCCTTGGTTTCCTTCGCTTTCAACGTGGGTCTCGGTAGCTTGCAGTCATCTACCCTGCGGATGAAGTACAACCGGGGGGACATCTCCGGTGCAGCAGCAGAGTTCCCCAAGTGGAACAAGGGCGGGGGCCGAGTACTACCGGGATTGACCCGGCGCAGGCTGGAAGAGCAGGCGCTGTTTTTGTCGTAGTTGTGCCATAATAGCCCCACCAAAGGGTCACCGTTATGCTTAAAAAAGTCCAGATAACCCCGGGCGTGAACAGAGAAAATACCCGCTACGCTAACGAGGGTAAGTGGTATGAGTCTGACAAAGTTCGCTTCCGCCAAGGCACCCCTGAGAAGATCGGTGGGTGGCAGCGTTTCTCGTCTGAGACATTCTTAGGTGTCTGCCGATCGCTGTTTAACTGGGTAACCCTTGGGGGCCAGAACCTCATCGGGGTGGGCACCAACCTCAAGTTCTACGTAGAGCGCGGCGGCGCATACTTCGACGTCACCCCCATCAGGGCCACGGCTTCCCTGACCAACCCTTTCGACACCACAAACGGCTCCCCTATTGTACTGGTTACCGACGTGGCCCACGGGGGTATTACGGGGGACTTTGTTACCTTCAGTGGTGCTACAGCAGTGGGTGGGCTTACTCTGAACGGTGAGTTCGAGATCACCGTGCTTACTGCTAACACTTACAATATCACGGCATCCTCCAACGCCAGCAGCACTGCAAACGGCGGGGGTACGGTCACTGCGGCTTACCAGATCAACATAGGTAACGAGTTAGCCGTGCCGTTCTCAGGGTGGAGCGCCGGGGCTTTTGGGCTTGGTACGTGGGGGTTTGGTGGTACTACAATTGTCGAGATGCGCTTGTGGAGCCAGTCCAACTTTGGTGAGGACTTGATCTTTGCCCCCCGTGGCGGCGGTTTATTCTACTGGGATGCCTCCAGTGGCGTTGCCACTCGGGCAGTCAATGTGTCCTCTCTTGGCGGGGCGTCCGGCGTCCCTACGGTGGTGAACTACGCTGTGGTCTCAGACATCAACCGGTTCGTGCTGGCCTTTGGCTGTAACGAGATTGGTAGCTCCACGTTGGACCCCATGCTGATCCGTTGGTCAGATCAAGAAGACGCCGGGATGTGGACGCCTAGCGCCACCAACCAAGCTGGGTCCCTGCGTCTATCCCGTGGGGCACAAATCATCTCCGCCCTGCAGGCACGCCAAGAGATACTGGTGTGGACTGACACGTCCTTGTACTCACTACAGTACCTCGGTGCGCCGGATGTCTGGGGTGCGCAGATTCTGGGTGACAACATCTCGATCGCCGGGCCCAACTCCGTGGTCTACGCCAACAGCATTGCGTACTGGATGGGGCGTGACAAATTCTACCGCTACGACGGTACTGTGGTGCCGCTGCCTTGCGACGTGCGCCGGTATGTCTTCACCGACTTCAACCAAGATCAGTACTACCAAGTGTTTGCAGGCACCAACCAGTCCTTCAACGAGGTGTGGTGGTTCTACTGCTCGGCGGATTCTACTGAGGTTGATCGCTACGTTGTGTATAACTATGTGGAAAACTTGTGGCATTACGGCACTTTACGCCGCACGGCGTGGATCGACGCCAAGCTGAGGGACTACCCTATCGCTGCTACATACAGCCACAACCTCGTACTCCAAGAGATTGGCACGGACTGCAACGAGACCGGCACGGCGTTCCCGATCAATGCTTATATTCTGTCTTCCGAGTTTGACATGGACGACGGGGACCACTTCGTGCTCATTAACCGGGTGTTACCAGACGTAACATTTGAAGGCTCCACGGCGGATAGTCCTGCTATCACGATGACATTACTGCCTTTGTCAAACTCAGGCTCTGGGTATAACTCGCCGCTATCCGAAGGAGGCAACAGCAGCAACGCTGTCACTAGGACTGCTACGATACCCATAGAGAAGTTTACTGGGCAGGTGTTCACCCGTATAAGAGGCAGGCAGTTTGCCATGCGGGTTGAGTCTACTGCGCTTGGGGTCTCGTGGCAGCTGGGTGCGTCGCGTCTGGATATGAAGCTTGACGGTCGTAGAGGCACATGAGCGCTCGCCTGCTGGGTAAAACTTCACCCCCCGCGTTGCCTGTAGCGCCGCCGTCGCCCCTGAAGGGCTTCATGGATGCGCTCAACAACATACTGCGTCTGTTCTTCAACGGGATAGGTAGCGCGGTTAACTCGTTGGTTGGGGAGAACGGTGGGCGGTTCTTGCAGGTGCCCAATGCACTGTTCTTCGACACAGGGGACCAAGCGCTTGTTACGATCAACGTCGGACAGCCGGTGCGGTTCAACCAGACGTATCTGGATAACGCCATTACGATTAACGGAGCTACTACATCTGAGATCACTGTGGAGTACTCAGGCATCTACAATATCCAGTTTACTGGGCAGGTGCGTAGCGGTAGTGGCTCGTCCAAGATCGTTTACTTGTGGATTGCCCGAGACGGTGTAGACGTTGGTTACTCAGCACAGGAGTACAAAGTCTCAGGCTCCACCGCTATCCTTGAAGTTAACTGGAACTTCATCATTGACCTGCAGGCGGGTAGCTACATCGAGCTGTACTGGACCGGTGACGACATTGACCTGTCTCTGGATCACATAGCGGCTACCTCTCCCCACCCGGGCATATCGTCTGCTGTGGTTGCGGTGTTCTTTATTTCAGCACTCCCTGAAGTGCTACCTGTTTTGCCTTGAGGTGAGAGATGGCTTTAACCCCCGACCAAGAGCAAATGATCCGTGAGTGGGCTACCGGGTATAAGTTGAACCCGGATACCCAGCTTGCTGAGGCCCAGCGCGGCGTTGCTAAGGGCATGACGTTTGATGACCTGCTGGGCATAGCCGAGCAGAGGGGAGTGCCTTACACGCCGTATTCAGCTCCTGCACCTGCTCCGTATACCGCACCTAGCTACATGGACACCAACGACGTCACCGACACTGTGGCGGGGCTTCTTGCTACGTCTGGGGCTAACAGCCTACTGAGCGGCGCTGCAACTAACGCTGCGCAACAAGCCGCTACTAGGGCGTATCTGTCGTCGCAAATACCAAATACAGGGATATTCCTCCCCGGCCAAGCAGTACCTGCGAGCCCCATCGGCGCCGGTGTAACCCCCCTCGACACGGGGGCTACTGGGATAGGGGGTATCCTCGGCAGTATTGCTGCCCCGATCCAGATTGGTATGTTTATAAACGACATATTCAAAGGCCGCCGCGACGCCCGCCAAGGTGAGGCAGCGGCTAAATACGAAGCGGCTATACAGGGGCTACAGCAGGCAGGGATCGACCCATTCTCTATCTACTCGCCCGACAATATCAACGAAATGCTCTACACCCCAGAGGGTATGAATACTCTAGCTGGGCTGTACCCGGGTGACATCAACATGGCTCTTGAGTCTGGCCAAGTAAACCCTAGTGACATTGCACAAGAGTTAGCGTTTGGACTTATTTCTGACTACATGCGCAACCCGCAGACAGTAGTAGACCGGTTTGGTAAACCTAGTGCGCAGGCACCCGCTACCGCCACCACACCTGCAGGAAACTCGCTCGCCCCAGTAGACTACGTCAAAGACGTACTGTCGCTGCCCGGGCAAATCTGGGAAGACCCGAGTTCTGTCTTAGGTGTAATCCTCGGGCCGGGGGGCATCACGGGTAATGTTGACTGGGGCGATAGGACTATTGATAGAAGCCAACTGCCCGGCGCCACTGAAGTAATTGACCTCGGTAAATACGGCAAAAAAGAAGTTTCCGTAGGGGCCACTACTGGTATTCCTGCGGTGGATGAAGCCATACGAAGGGTGCTCGGGCAAAGCACCGGGCCTATTAACGAAAGCGTTTATGGTGTCCTGATTGGCGAAGTAGAACGTGCGACAGGGTTCCCAGTCGAAACTGTTATTGGTGTTTTGAGCAATGTATTCAAAGACCCGACTGCTCGCACCACCACTACTGGCTCTACCACAAGCACTGTAACGGGTGGCCAAGGCACGGATACCACTACTGGGGCGCAAGGCACGGATACCACTGCCGGAGGCGACGGTACAGACAAAATAACCGTTGGCACTAGCCCTACTCTGAGCGAGCAAATACGCGAGTGGCTGCGCAAAAACAAAGGCGCCACCGATAAAGAAATACGTAAAGCTGCTGAAACTTACGGGGTTAGCCCGGAAGATATTGCCGAAGCAACCGGGGTATCGGTAGAAGAAGTAAACCGTAGGTGGCAAGACGCAAATAAACGCGAAGATACTCCTCAGGAACCAGAGCCGCCTCCGCCTCCACCTCCAGTAGGTTGTGAGGATAAAGTCTATGCAGCTCAAAACCCAGAAGAGTGCTACGGTACGCCTCCGCCGCCTCCGCCGCCTCCACCGCCTCCGCCTCAGGGCTGCAGCGATCCAGTCTATGCAGCTCAAAACCCAGAAGAGTGCTACGGTACGCCTCCGCCTCCGCCGCCTCCGCCGCCTCAGGCTTGCGACAACCCCGCTGATGCAGCTGA